CTGGATAGGGAAGTTAGACCCCACCATCTCGAGCCTCCGATGTGCTTCGTTAGGGATGTGAAACCCTTGAGGCAGTTCGTCGATAGGGTAATAAACATACTTCTCATCGCGCTCTGTCTGCTGAAGCAGGTCCCTTCGGTCTAACACCTTGAAGGTCATGCCATGCTGGTTACCAAACTCTATTACTGCTTGAGCCGTGTCAACACTCTCTACCCAGACCATTTCCCGAACATCTACTGCGTTCATTTGCTTATCTCCTCAACTGAATTTAAAATCCTACTTTCAGCATAGATCATTAAATTTCTTAAGAAATTAAGTCTTTCGGTCGTCTTTCGGGCTGTTTTGTGTCTCAGGAGGGGTCATGGACGCAAGCGACATTAAATCCCGCGTAAGTTTCCTTAATCCTCAAGAATTGCGGGTCGTTAAGCTACTGTGCGAACACCCAGACTACAAAGATATCGATCTCTCGGCTGATACAGGGTGGAGTGAGACCACTTGTAGGAATCTGCGGATAAGTGCCTCGTCAAACTTGAGACCCTTCACAATTGACCAGGCGTGTCCATACATACTCGGTAGAGCAAACGATGAGACAGACCGATCCATAAGACAGTTGTTTGGTGGCGGTCCTCCTCCCCCAACCGCGCCAACTGAAATCAAAGACGATCCTGCCGGAAGGCAAGACGAACCCAGACGTAGAAGCCCAATACTTTTGATCCTTGGCGGTCTAGTGGGACTGATCGTCCTGTATTGGTTACTGGATGCCCTGCTTCCACTTACAGTGACTAATGAGATAGAGGTTACGAGAATCGAAGAAGTGACACGTATCGTCAAGGAAGAGGTGGAAGTCACAAATGAAGTAACTAGGATAGTCGAATCCATCGAAGAAGTTCCAGTTACTGTTGAAACTACACGGTTAGTTGAGGTGGTTGCTGAAGTGCCCGTGACTGTTGAGGTAACGTCTGCTCCTACCGCTACACCGACTCCCATTGCTCAAAGCGAGTACATAGAGGATTTTGACGACGGTGAGATTGATCCTGCGTTTACAGTCTCGGGCAATCCAATTATCGTCAATGGAGTCCTTCAGGATGTCACCAAAGAGTCGTCCCTGACTATTGGCGACGAAACTTGGCGGAATTATCGGATCACGTTCGATTATGAAACGATACCATTCTATTCGATTGTCGTTAATCTTCGGATCGGTGGTGGCAAATCTATTGAATGCCTTGAGGTCGCCGGTCGTGGGGAATGCATCTTTCACGGTAGCGGTGGTAACATAACAATACCCGATACATACGCAGAGTTCGCTGGAAAGGTTGATATTCTGGTTGAGGACAATCAAGTGTCTGGATCGGGCGAGAGATTTTTTACTTTTATAAACAACCACTCTGAAAGCGGAAGTATTGAAATCGAATTTGTTAACGCTAGTATCGACAACCTAGTCATTACCCGCTTAGATTAGTGCGCGTGACCGCGTGAGAGCCATTTTAAGCCCTCCGTTTCCTTGAAGTGGATAGATTACCCCCAAGTCGATTACCCTTGAAGTCATAAATGGCTGTGTAATACTCTTTGTCCTTAAAAGAGTACATACCTACGATTCCGAGATATTTTTCTTTGGGGTCTCTGTCGGTCTCCCTGCCAAGCAGTCTATTTCGTTGACTCCTGTCTAATGTGATGATTTCAGTTTTCATCGTTTGGGGCTGACACGCTTCTTGATTGGTAGTTCCTCGACAAAATCTCTCATCACTCCACCTTCCAATCGTTTATCCATCTCATCGTGTAGTGTCTGGATTCCGGCGTTCCATTCCACTTGTGAGGTTAAGCCTTCTTCTTGATCTTTTGCTCCATCGAAGAATCTTTGAGGATTTTTAGCCTGTGCAATTCTGTTCGCAAGACCAAACAACTCGTTAAAGTCTTTGTCTGTCTTTCCTACTCTGCGTTCATTATTGCCCATGTTTTCGATCTTTATTTGACTCTAAATGATATAATTATGTATAGACGAGGATAGTTGGCTGGAACCGGCTTTAAACCTCGTCTATTTTATTTACTTCACTTTCTTGTTTGGGACTGCATATACGACAACAGAAGTTGCCAATAAGGTTACAGCATCTGTAACAGTCATATCTTCAGTTATTCCAAACTTTGCAAGCACCCCCAATACGACTGCTACCAACAATGGCATTACAGCTTTGTTATATGGTGCTACTGCGTTTAGTATTTTGTTCATTCTTATCACTTCCTTCCAGTTTCCTTAATTCACCCTCGTACTTGATTACATTTCTCACCTGTGCCTCAAATCTCGGATCATCAGTCTCAACCCTTTCGAGTATAAACCTCGACTCTCTCAGTTTCAGACGCAAATCCATAACGGGATCTATTTTGACAACCCTCTCTGTCATTTCTCCAAGATGATTGCTAGATTCCCAAACTTGATTACTTTCTCGTAGTCTTTGCCCTCTAAGCGATAGATCACCTTTGGCTCAACCGCTTTCTCAAGCTCTGTAACTCTCTCTAAGAGGCCTCTGACCTTGCCCATTACTTCTTCGGTGTCTGCGGATACTGGAAGCCCTAGAGTCGATTTAAGGTCGTTGTAGTTTTCCTTATACTGTTCTGCTATTACTTGCCAGTTGATGTCATCGGGCTTAACTCCCCAGTGGTCGAGCCAATACCGTTTCGCGTTGCCATCCCCACCAAGGATGTCGCGGACCAACTCCACTGGGTTTTTGTTCTGTTGAAGTCGAGCATTGATCTCGTCGTCCGAAGGGGGAGTGTCGGGGCGTGTACCAAGATAGGCGTCAATTATTTGTTGTTTTTTGTCCATAGGCTGTTGAGTTCCGTTATCTCCTGCTTCCACCTGGTCGGTAAATTCAACAGGAAAGTTTTTGTTGTCCGAGTCGCGGTATTCCGTGTGTGAGTGTGCGCCTGTCGAGTTTCCGGTATTTCCGATCTGTGCGACAACCTGTCCCGCTTGAACTTGCGTTCCCACTGGTAGAACTGATCCAGTTTGGAAGTGCGCACCAAGTTGATAGATAGTTTGTCCATCAACCACTGCTTTGATCTTGATATAGTTCCCATAATCGGCTGTTGTAAGCGTTCCACTATTGATCCAGTTCTTGGTCTCCGAGTTTTTGCTTTGGGTAACGACTCCGACAAAACTGCTGTAATAGTTGGGATCTCCCTTAGCACTGTGGTCGTAACCCTTGTGCTTCACTGAGTATCCCTGCGTTTGTCTGTTATCCTTACCCACTGGTCTTTTGACCCTAATCATAAACTTTGTAATGCTATCATGGCGCTACTTCGGTCTGTCAATCAATGCACCACCGTTAGGTTGATCAATGCACCGAGTACCGCCATTAAGATAGCTCCTACCATTCCATAGACGATCCTCTGCGTAGGCTTAAATTCCTCTTTAGTAACGTAGGTGTCGTCAATCTTGGTAATTAAATCGTGGACACTCGTCTTGATTTCTTCGATATCCCTTTGGATGTTTTTGATTTGTTCACTCATAACATTGAGTTTGATTTCATTTTTTTGTCCCCTTGTTTGTGTCATATTTTTTCTTTAGCGTCTGGACCTCCTCTTTGAGCGCGAATAATCCTTTCGCAATCTCTGTGAGGTTTTTGACACCCAAACTATCCAGCCTTTCAGTGAGTTCCTCATAGTCGATACGCCATGCTTTACGTTCTGCGCGTATGTATCTTTCAAGCTCGATGATCTTTTGTTCGATTTCTTCATTGGTCATCCTATTGTTACTCCACCCGAAAAGAATAGAGGATTGCCGCCTTCTGGTATGGTAAACGGCACATCAGTTGAATAAACAGGTGTATTGGCAAGTGTTAGATCGTTGTTGTTGGATGTTTCGTCTAAGGCACTGTTATTGAATCTCCAGTATCCTTTTAGATTTGCTTCGTTTCCAACTAGGTGTGTGTTGTAGTTAGCTAACAATTCCCCCGATGTTCGTATGTCATCCCAAACCCTTACTTCGTCAATGAGTCCGTCAAAATATTCCGTCCGTGGATCATTCCTCGCCCCGATCTGAAATGGTGCAGCGCTGTTGTAAAGTGATGTTTTTGAACCACTTTGTTGCGTCCCCTGTAGGCTTCCGTTAACGTAAAAATCAACAGTTCCAGCAGAAGCATCATAAGCCATCGCAAGGTGATACCATGTTGCCGTTGAGGGAGTCCAGGTCACATACACATTGGCTATGTCGCCACCTCCACCTCCCGTACTGGAATTGTAAAATGATATGTAGTAAGTACCCGCCGCCTCACTAACATAAAAAATCCACGATCTCTCGTCATTTCCGTTGTCATCCCATTTGCTTGCAATGACGTGATTACTACCTGACGGTAAGCTCTCTAGGTTTATCCACGCCTCAACCGAGAGATCTCCAGTGATATCGAGTCCTGTTTGTGATCCATCAGCGATGTACGCATATTGCGAGCTTGATGCTTCTAAATCAAGACTGTGGGTATTCTGTGCCATGTTAGTCGGAGTAACTTGCTTGCTTATACCTTACTTGGAGTGCTATTAGCCTTGCGTCTGAGTCGAGGTTGTCTTCTGATACGTCACGCATCAATTCAACGTGTACCCATTCACCCGCTGTGGCTCCTGTTAGAGTTACATCGCCGCTCCATGAGGAAGTGTGAATGTCGCCTGTGGCGATCAGAGCATCTGATACCTCAATCGGTGTCCCCGCTGCTTGGTCTATGGCATCGTCATTAGCAAACGATCTGCCCGATAGTTCTAACACTACAGTCTCTGCGGCCGAACCGCCGGCGGAAGTCCATGTGTAGCGAAACTGCACCACTCCACCATCCCAAGAGTCGGGCATTTGGAAATTGGCGAAAGCGTTTTCATCTGAGGCTTTGTCAAAGTCAAGTACGTCATAATCAATGTCGTTGGTTCCTGCTTCAACTGTGGTAGAGGAGGCGCACCCTGCTGTGGTAGTGGGTTTTAAAAACCCTGGCATTAGAGTGATGGTTCGGTATGGGTCTTTTGAAGATGGTGTCTGCAACTGAAAGTTTGTCCCATCGTACACGACTATCACCACAGAATCAGCTTCGATGTCACCCGATTCCAAGGCTTTGTCGGTGTTTTTTTTGATAGCTACCTGACCCAGAGAATTTACGTCGAGTGTCGCTGTTCCAGTGTTTGCAGTGTTAGCTTTGAAAGCAATTGTTAGTCCTTCTGCATATTCTGACGGAGCGGGATCGAGTGATATGGCATAATCGTCTGTGGAACCGCCATCGACTGCATAAATAAGTGAGGCTATGGCTTCGGCCGACTGAGCCGAGTTCTCGTACTGATTGACAAACTCTTCGTTATTGAGACAAGTAATAGGAGTAGTAGCGTCGAGGTTTACGTTAGCCCCCCTCAGTCTTGCTACTCCCGTGAGACTGTTTACGGTCTTACCTGTAACTGAAAAGACTGTCTCGTTGTCTGTGCCTTTAGCGGCAACTATGATGGTGGGTACGTTGTCTGGCACGGCCGACACGTAAAGTGTAGTCTGTCCGGTTGTGTAGCCGGAAGACAATGTTGCTTCGTATTTATCGTTCGCAAGGTATGCCATATACCTATACTACCTTGCGAAGTAGCCTTGGGTCGCTAGAATTTGGGGACTGCGATCTGACGTTTGCTTATCTTTTTCAGCACGTCGTCAAGCCTTCTTGAGCTTGATTTGCGTCCTTTGGCAAGGTCTAAAATCGAAAATGGATCGGGTGTTCTGGTCTGACTGTAGAGTGACTTACGCAGTGTCTCGCGGTCCTTGATGTCTTCCGATAGAGCGTCGAACACGGCCGACAGTTTCTTGCTTTTACCTGAGCCACCACCTGAACCGCCAATAGACTTAACCTCCCCGCCTTCGTGGTATTTGTCGATGTCCAGTCCTAGTGCTCGTGCCTTTTCAAGTACCTCTTTAGTTATTACTTTCTTGTCGAGCATCTCCTGATACCACTTGTCGTACTGCGTTTGATCTTTGGCTTTGCCTAGCCAATCAACAACCCATTCAGCTCGTTCATCTGTGGTTCTGCCTCCACCTAATGCGTTGTCGTCTAAACCGATGTTGTAGATAACCTCTGGTTGTTTAGCCTCAAGCTGTCGCATAAAAGCTTGGGCTTTAGCTACTTCTTCCTGTGCCTCGGGTAGAGTTTGGTCGTCTTTTAGACCAGTGCGTATCTTCGCCGAAGTCTCCGTGTAATTGGAGATGATCTTTTGAGCGTCGTCATAGAGCACTTTCAGATCGGCGGGATTGGTAGGGAGTTCCTCGGCAGCACTAGCTTCTTTTGTATCTCCAAATACCCTTTTAAAAACATTCGGTGCTTCTGGTGTCTCCTCAACTGCTTTCGTCTTACTTGTTGGATATGTCTGTTTGACAAACCTTCTGATAAGCGTCTTGTCGTTGGGATTTATCGGCTCTCCGTTGGCGGTCTTGTATACAGCCTCAATGATCTGAGAAGGTATCTTTGTGTACCCCGCTAAATAACCCTCCATAAGATTCTTTACCTGAAGTGGAGACACATTAAATACCGCTCCGATCTTCTTATACATCTGGGGAGTAAACTCATAATCCTGTTGATAGGCTGGTTTGTCTTTCAGATAATAAGGAACTATGTCTTTCGCCTCGCCTTTACGTTCATCGTACTTGTAGAAGGATTTATTGATAAGACCCTCTGTGATGGGTTTTATGGCCTGCGGTAGGTTACTTCCAATTGTCTTGAGACCAATTTCTTTGAGAGACCCTCCACCTGATAAAACTGGTAATCCCTCAGATAGAGTACTAAGTGCCATTGCTTTGAAACCTTGCTCGTCTGCTCCAGCAAAGTATTCCATAAACGACTGTAGGGGATTGGCTACAAACGGCACGACATTACCCTTGGGAAAAGTAAGGTAGTCCACTGTTCCATCTGCGTTTCGACCTTTCACCAAGACAAAGTTTGAATCCTTCTCGTACTGAGGTATCTCCATGTATTCTTCTTTGAAGTTAGTTAGGTTGTAAAGCGTGGTCATAAGGGCTGGTGCGGCCGCATATATTCCCGCATTAAGTAGCACTCTACCTGGTCTTTCCTTGGTGGCTCGGATCAGCTTATCAAACCCCTGCACCCCCACATTAAGGAATGGAATAATAGAATTAGCAACCTTCATCTTTGATCCCATTCGGGCAAAGTCCACAGTCGCGTCGCGGGATTCCATAGCGGAAAGTAATGGATTGCCGGTCTTTTTGAGTGCCTTCTTATAGAGTCCCACACGAGTAGGTTGTTCTGAATATTTCCCTGCCACATCAAGCCCCGCACTTATCCATTGAAAGAGATTGCGCCTGTTGGTCTTTTCGTTGACCAGTTTGCTGATCGATTTCCTCCCCGACAATTCACCTAGATCAATCTTGGCTCCGGATTTCTGCCACGATTGATAAACATCATCGTTTTTGACCATAGACCTAAGCCCTGACACAAAATCAACAAACGGTATGTATCCGTATTTAGAGGTTATTCCTGCATCGATCTGGTCTCGTATAATGTTTGGGATCATGAACTCTGGATTTCTTCCAGTGGCTCCTTGCCGTAGCAGTTGAGCTGGAGCTTGAACGATCTTCAATAAAGTGTTGGTCACTTCCTCGTTGACACCCTTGGCTGTATCTGCAATGTCTTTTCCTACTCGCCAATATTCCTTAGCTCCATTGTTCCAGACCGTTATAGTGTCATCACCTGAAGCCTTGACCTTCTCAAAGCCCAGATCGGGCATGACCTCGTTGAGTTGAGCGATTGATTTCGCCACTCTATTCTTTTCAATGGCGGCTCTTTGGGAAAAGGTGTTGCCGATTAACGATTCAACTGGCGAAAGTATCTGTCGCTCTGATCCCTTAATCTTTTTGATTGGAGATGTACCCTGCATCGTCTTACGGGTTGGTAAACCAAGGTAATCGTCAAGCTCATCCATGACACGATATAGCGGTGCATAGTTAGGATTCTGACCACGCATTACATCTGCATCTTTGCTACTGATAAACCCCGCGTCAATCAACTCCTGTAACCCCTTGTCCTGATAGCCGTAGAACTGCTGGGCGACGTTCTTTATTTCAGGGTACTTTTGTTCCAGTGCTTCAACTACTGCCTTGGATTTAACAGGATCGACTCCATATATCTCTCTGCCGGCTTCATCAAACCCAAGCATTCGGTTGTGGGCAAGGTATGTATCCATATCCAACTTCTCAATACCCGAACCCTCCATCTGTTTTAAAATCGGGTTGAGTTCTGTCTTGAAGCGATAGTCCGCCACTCCACCTGCACCTGTAAGCCTACGTAATAGATATTCTGGGTCGTACTCTGGTCGTAATTGGGCATTCTTGGTCTTAAGATATGTCTTGACCTTCGCACCGGCTTTGTTGATTGGATGGTAACGATCTACCCACTGAGTGTAGAGGTCGTCGAGAACCTTCTTTGTTCCCCCTTTGGGTTCGTCTGCGGTAGACCCAATTGACTTCCTCCCTTCGGAAATGATATCTTCGGTTAATGCTCCTTGATTACTTTGTACCGCTTTTGTTTCACTTTGTAGTGGGATTTCTGATCCTGTTTTCTTTTGGCTTGATAGTGTTGTTTGCTTTCCTTGCAACACGTCATCTAGTGAACGGGCGGTCATTGTGGATTCGGGTAGTTGGCTGGCTTTTACTGTTCCCCCTACTTTTGGTGTCTTTTGTGTTCCTCCTTGGGTAGTAGTCGCTGCCTGATTGTAGAAGTCCTTTAACGACAACTTGGCATCTTGTAGTTTTCCTATTGTTTCAGGCGAAAGCGAGAGGGTGTCTTGGACTCTGGAGACGAACTCGTCATAAGTCTTCGATTGCCTTGCAACACTTGTTAGTCCTCTGATATCTGTTTCATCGCCAAGTCCAGTCTTTAGGTCGTCGAGCTTCTTTATTGCCCCTGTACCAAGTACCATACCTCCCACACCTAGGGCTGCTTTTTCGGGGTTGAATCGAACCTGCCATTTACCATCTTCGTCTTGATAGGGTTCAATACCCGCAACTGCTCCATAGGCTGATTGACCGTTTCTCCCAATCATTGTCTCTCTTGATCCGAATCTTCTATCGAGCTTTACAGAATCGCCGGTCTTGAGGTCTTCAAGGCTTTTGCCTCCTGTTGTCCTTATCGGTCTTCCTTCAGGTAACTCATAACGTGATCTGGCTTTTGGTGTAAGTAAATTGCTTTTAGTTGAAGCCTTCCTCGAAAGCATCTCGCGTAGATTGACCTTCCCTACAGGCTTTTTTAAATTCTCCACCAACTCCTTTTTGAATCCTGTTGTTGGGTTGTAACGTCTTGAAAGTGGCCCAGTGATTCCACCGATGGCAAGTGATGCCAATGCCTCTTTGGGTGTTATCATTCGACCTTCGGTTCCTGCTGTGAATAAGGCATCCTCCCCCAGATTAAACCCTGCACTCGCTCCCGCCCTTCTTAGGGTTCTAGTTAATAAGCTTTTTCCTCCCAGACCGAGCTTTGCCACACGCTGATCTATAAATGGGCCGGTGAGTCTATTGAGTCCGCCATATTGAGAAGATGATCCCACCCCATATCCAAACGCTTCATAAGGATCACCACCTGTAGCTTTAGCTATTCCAGTGTTAATGAGTCCACTTACCGCTGCCGTTGAGGCTACGGCTGGTAGCCCTGCGGTTAAGCCGTAAGCTCCAAGCATTGCCTTGGCGGTTCCTGTTCCACCCGTTACGGCCGTTCGTGTTCGGTTTTGGATCTGATCGGGTCTAAGAAAGCGCGTGTTGTTTAGTTGAGAGGCTTGTTGCAACTCAGTTGGTGACATACCCTGCCCACCGGTTAAGATAGACTTTCGGTATAGAGGATTAGTTACGAACCTTCCAGCCTGATAACCGGCTTCACCAAGAGTTCTTGCATAAGTGCCAAATACATCACCAAGGCCCCTACCAACACCCGATACAATTTTCTTTCGGTTTTTGTAGATATCAGAAAGCAGTGCCATATATTTCATTCTACGGCACGAGTGGACGTGAATCGCTACTTAAGCAAAGAGGAGTCCTAATTCTTCAAGCCTTCTCTGGTTCTCATCTGTAGAACCCTTGAAAGCAAGTTTGTTTCCTGCTGTGGCTGTTGGGGTCATTGGTGTGTTGTAACTGGTTGCCAATGTGTTTACATTATTCAAAGCACTATTGTTTGACAGAGTGCTACTTAGCTCAGGAGTGATCGCTTGGAAATTACCTATTTGGTTTCCGTAGGTGGCTGCGAGTTCTGTAAGTCTTAGGTTTCGGTTATCAATGTAATTTCTGATCGCGTCGAGCCGTGAAGCATGTCGGGACAAGATATCGTTTTCAGCAGAGGCATAATCAATAAGTCCAACTCTCTCAAGTTGTTCTGCCTCAGAAAGATCAGCGTTCAATTGTTGTTGTGCTTGGGTAACTAGATCGTTTTCTTCTTGACCGAGCTTCTGTGTCTCTGTCTCGCCGTAATTCTTTGTTTCTGTTTCCCTTGTACCAATACCCGCTACTTTGCCCGCTTCTTCTGCCGCGGTGTCTGCGATACCCTTACCAAACTGAAGTCTTGTGTCGGCTTGTCTGTCATCGTAGAAACTGGAGTTAAGTCTATTCTGTGCTCTAGCCTGTGTACGATTGCCTCTAACGGCTGATTCCATAGCTTGTCTTGCTGTTCCTGCTGCTCTGCCGTAGAGGTTCTGAGTATTCACCTTCTCTTGTCCAAGATTCTCTAAAGAAGAAGATACGGTATTTGACAGTTGGTCTCTAAGGGTCTGGAAACGTGATCCAGCAGAAGTTTTAAAATCATTGAATCTTCCTTGAGCTTGTTCGCGTTCACTCGATGCTCTACTTTTAAAAGATTCTAGTCTTTGCCTTATAATATCCAACTCCCTTTGACGTTGTGCTTCCGCTTCTGCTTGTCCATTATCGCCTGTTGAGGTAGCTGTTGGAGCTTGTGTATTAGCACCAAGTACATCTCCAGTACCACCACCACCACCTGAAGTATTTGTGTAATTAACATTTGCGTACGGAGTCGTGTATGAAGTCTGACCATAAGGTCCTTGGATCGGACTCGTTGTTGGTTCTGAAGCCCTAGCACTCTTTACCCATTCAGTTGCACCAACATCTGGAAGTCCACCCCATGACCCAGCGTGTACATTCTTGAGTGGGCCAATATTGACTCCAGTAGTTTTGTACAACTGTCCAAAGGCTGATGCTTGCTTTTTTAAATCGTCGAGAAACCCCATATATACCATTTTGACGGAAAAAACTAAGTAAGTCGCTAGACAAGCCGTGTTATCATTGAGTATGAGACTAAAGATTTACAGATGGGGATTCTACGCTGCCATCTTACTTACTGTGGCGATGTGGTGGGAAGGACTCGACAACCCCGCATCCTATGAAGGTCTCGATTGGAATGTGACGACGTTATTCTTTTTATACCCTATCTATCTAGCTTTCAGTTTTTCAGTATTGATCGTTCTTGAGAAGATCAGACTACATGTTTCTAGTTAGTTCTTCGGAGTCCCCATTCTGAAGGCAAATCTGCATCGCTTAGACTGTAATCGAAGTACACGCCCGCTAGTGCAATTTGGTCGGTAATACCGTCATTCTGGACGATTATCTGAATCGAGAGGACATCCTTTTCAATGTCGATATAGCGGATTAGTAGACCAGTGGTGTCGCCCGAATACTCTCCTGAAGAGTCGCCAAACTCAACATCTCCCCACATATCGATGCCAAACCCTTGCTCTCCTGTGTTGCCGTAGACGGGTGCATTGATCGTGCTTCGCTCTCCGTCCTCAACAACTGTTACATCGGTATTGGTTCCAGTAACACTATTGAAGATCAAATAAGCACGTCCCACAGCTTTGTATCTGAAGGGCACGTCTAAGTCCCACTGTTTAGTTGCTACGCGGTAGACAATTGCACTACCCCTATCGTGGGTTCCCTGCCAGCACTGGACCACATTCCCGCTTTTTGCATCACCGTAGTAGATATTTTCCACGTTGTCTTCGTCTATGAACTTCGACCAGATGTTAGGGGTAAGCCCTACCCATTCAGACCACGCCACATACTTCTCAAAGTAAGCAAGAGTTGAAGTGATGCCCTCGTCTGGTTCGCCTAGTGGTATTCCCCAAAGCGATACGCCCTTGTAATAAACGCCCGAAATATTGGGAAAATCTTTAGCAGTCATCGCCTGTACGGTGCGGTCTGCCTTAGCCGAAAGCACTTTGGTACGAATGATGTCAGCAAAGTTAGGCTCATTCCCCAGACTCATAGCACCTTCGTTACTCCAGAATCGTAGATCGTTGCCGGCTGCGTGAATGGAGTTGTGAGACACCGCACCCACGGCCAGATTGATGTCCTGTACTGATCCACCTGATTCGTCAAAGGTGAATGCTCCCACCTTCTGTCTTTTAAAAGTGTATAACTTTGACTGGAACGAATGGAGCCCGTTGATGGGATCGCCGTCACCTACACGCCATCCGTAATAGCCTCCACCATCAGCACGGCCGAATGAATCGAACTTGTCGCCTCCAGCGGAAAAGGCTAGATAGTAATCGTTTGCCGATAGGTCTGAGAATAAGTTGGTGGCTACACCTATTAGGGTATCGTTGTAGACTTCCGCAAACTTGAATTGAAGTCCTGCGGTTGTGTTGTCTGTCGGTGCTGCATAGAGCGGATCGGGTTCAAAGAATCCCTTGTCATCAAATGTCGTTTGTGAAGCGGGAATTGAGGTTAAGAATATTTCTTCACCATCAATTGTTCCCCTGTAGATACTTGTCCTTATCGTGCCTGAAGGCGCGGCCGGTAGAGTAACAGTTATATATGTAGACGAGTCCAGTTCGTCGGGCATACTGCCTAACGAATCAGAATTAGATGATCCAGTGTGTCCTACTTCGTTCTCCCACAGATACTTGTAATACCACGTTGTCGTACCCGTGGCGCTGCCGGTCTTTGCGATTGTCGGGTCAACACTGGGATTAGCAAGTGCGGTAAATGTTGTCCATGTCGTTCCGTCCCATTTCACCATCGTATCGTCTGGATTTAAAAAATAGACAGAAGAATATGCTTGAAGGATGGTCGTCCTAACGACAGAAAATGTTGGTGAACCGGCTATGTCTACCCACGTACTCGAACCAAACGAATACCTTTGTGCGATGCCGTCATCGGATATGCGGATAAAGTAATCTGCCCCGCCGATTCCATAGACTCCTTTTAATGAATAAATCTTTGTCGAGCTTCCCCTTACACTGCCAAGGTTTATTGAGCCAGGGCGTTTCTCTACCACACCGTTTTCAATATAGTTCACGTTCTGTGCTTCCGCGAGTTCGTTGTCTTTGATCGCAGTTGGTGAGGAGATTTGATTTAACCCCTTAGCAAACCCTCTACTTCCTTTGGTTTTGACTTCGGGGTTTGATCTTCTTTTGCCATAGACTCTTGCCATAGTTATCTTCTAGAACGTCTTGTACGTGAGTAATAGATATTTTCAGTTCGCGGATGATTAAGATATGTGTTAAATGGCTTCCAACTCAACAGTTCGTGCGGTGATGGAAGCATCTCTAAGCCTATTAACTCTGAGAAGCGGTTATTGTATTCAAGACGTGCATCGTCTAAGCTTCCAAACTGTTTCTTGGCCCTAAAGTGTTCTGTTAGGGCATAAAACATAATCATCTCTCCGTCGAGATATAGAGGATCAGATTCATCTTCAGGAACTGGAGGATTATAAAAGTACCAAAGCGTGCCGGTAGCACTGGCGGTTGGTGTGTAGCCCGTGAAGCGTACAAGCCACTTGGCATCGGCGGGCCTTGTCTCGACGTGTAGCACTTGTCCAGATTCGTTTGCGGGATCATTCCAATCCTCCCCATCTACTTCCAATACAAAGATTCCATTGCGTTTGTGGAAGTCATCGGGTAGTAATGCCGTGTCTGCGTTGGCTGTTATGGCTAGATCGTCTTTAGTAAGGAGCCTTCCCCAAAATCCACGTTTGGCTGCATCTTCTTGACCCAATTGGATTGATCTTACCCAATCGTCGTACTTGGTATCGGTAGTCGCCGGCACTGAACCCCCTGCATATCGCGCCATTGCTTGTAAGCATTCACCTAAGGTTGATATCGTTTGACTTTTAGAAGTTGCCATTACTACTATGATAGAGTTCAAGGCTAGTTAAGTCGTTAGAAGCAATAAAAAACCCCTCGCTAAAGGGGTTTCAATAATGCCTTTGTAGAATTACGCTGTTAGTTCGTATGGGAATCTGGTTAATTCGCTTGCGTATGTGTACTCCGCGGCTGCTGGGAAATCATGTTCATTTCCATCCTCGACGATAGTTACTTCTCTGTCGCCGTCTGCTTCGAATCCTATTACGTATATTTCTCGTCCTGATGCTGTTGCCATATTATTATTTTATAATCCTAGATTGTATAGGTAGCTATGTACCTTTGGTGTTCCCACTTTCTCAGTGTATTCACCTAATACTTGCCATTTGTAAGAGTCTCCAGTCTTTGCGAGTTCTTCTGTGAACCATCCTCTGTTTCTCATTGCTTTGTAGCCTACATGAGATTCATCTACAAAGAAGATTGAGTCACTCATTGCTCCGGTTCTTTCTCGAAGCATGACTACATCCAATTCTCCGAGTTGTGAGAGATAACCGTCTACTGCTCCGACACCTCTCTTTTTGTCGCTTCTGGTAGATCTGATAAGGTCATCGTCGATCATTCTAAACTTCCTCATGGCTTTGTAACCCATGTAGATAGTTGGCTTATCACCCATCTTGTCGGCGATCTTCTCGATTGCATCCTCGAATTTACCAACTACTGAAGCGTCTGTGCTCCATGTTGATGCACCTCCGAAGTCAATCTTGTTGTCGGCTGCATAAGTGTCGATGAAGAATTTTAGACCTCCAAGAGTTGTTCTTTTCTCTGCTGCGTCTTTACCCCTTCTTCCGAGAAGAAGTGCAACCTGTAATTGTTCCATGAGTTCTTTTTGTTTTCTTGAGATCAATTCGCTTGAGTTTTCATCGCCGTGGATAAGAGATTCTCTTTGTGTCCCTGAAAGATGAACTACATCTTCAAATATTTGAGTGTAGTTGTAAAGATCTTCGGTTGCTTGGATAACCATGTCATCAGCGTCTTTACCTTGAGGCGATGCTACACCACTTCGGTAAACTGTCTCACCGAGTACCATTGTTTCGCCTGTGGTTCCACCCCATTCTCTTTCGACTGTTAGAAGAGTTCCACCCGAAACGGCTTTGACGATCATCTGCTCACCATCTGGTGCTCTCAGAACATCGTCAACATTGAATACTCCTGCATCGGTAACATAAAAGGTTGTTGCATCTGCTGCTACTGTTTCTGATGCGACTGTGGTTTTAACTGCTCTTAAATCTCTTTCTGTCCATTCATACTTGTGAGATTTAACTGCATTCTTGAAGACTTTGGAATCCCATCTTTTCAGAAGGGGGAATTGCCAATCAGGATACTTGGCGATCATGTCTTCGATGTTTACTCGAAGATTAGACTCTGCACCTGAGAAAGTTGATTGCTGTCCGTATGTTGTGTTAGCTGCCATATATTTCTAACTGTTACTTACAGTATATGTAGATACAAAGATTAGGTCGCTATAAGTCGAGAGAAGTAGCTAAGTTAGCTTCGTTTTCTGCTTGCTTGTTGCATTCTGTGGGCGATAGTCTGCTCTGCGCTCATCTTGGTTTCGTCGGCTTTTGATTCGGTTACTGTTCCCGACTTCACACGTCCTGCCGTGGCACTCCGTACAATAGTCTGGGCTTGTCTGCTTCCCTCTTTACGTGATGACTCACTCAAACTCATCACCTTGTCGGCGACATCCAACAGACCGACCCTTGGCTCATACTTCACCTGATTGCCCGACTGAACAAAGTTAGAGGCTTCAAAGATATCACCGATGATATTCTCCTGTTCGTTTGTCATGTCGGGGTATTTCTTCCTGATTGCGGACAACTGCGTATCGTATTGATTCAACTGAGCCGTCTTTGCCAGTTCGTCTTTAACCGATGCTATCTCTGCTTTGTCTTTCTCTCTCTCTTGTTTAAGATACTTCTGTAAATCTTCTGTGGTTTCTACTTTATCAAGCGATATTTCCTCACCTTGGGATTGTTGTTGTTCGCCTTTTAAAACCTTTAGATAGTTTTCTAGTTTCTGGGGATCGTTCAGTAATGACTCGTACTCCCTCGTACGAGCTTCCGCGTTCGCTCTCAACTGGTTTGCTCTGGACATTGGATCGGGATCAAGCTTGGTTCCCTTACTGGTCACTTCTTCTTTGCTTTCTTCCACATCAACGCTTTTGGTGGCCTCGCCGTTAGCTTGTGAATCTTCTTCTACATCCTCTACGTCCTGTGTATCCTCACTTGAAGTATCTTCTGAAGTGTCTAGTTCCTCCGAACCCTCTATTATTGAATCTTCGTCGTTCATGTTTGCTGACTCTAACGCTTTTTGATTACGGGAGGCGATCTCCCGAAGTCAAGCTCTGCGACTTTCGTTAGATCAAGTTTAACAGTTGTGGACTGTCTAAGTCGCTATCTAATCGAATACCTGACCCGTTAGGCGATCCATTATCTTTCCTTTTCTGATCGTCTGGGATGATGCGAATAGAAATTTGTGCTTCGGACACTTGTTACATTTGGCGACGTGTCGAACTCTGTCAAACATGAAGTAGTCGTGTTGACCTGGAGCACACGTGAATTTCTTGGTTGGTGCGTCTAGATACTTAACTTTCTCGTATACCGTTTCTTTGACTCTTTCCTTTTGGGGTTTGCCGTCCTTGACTACGTATGTTTCGTATTCAATTTCTTTTGGTTCCTCTATCCACTGATCGAGAGGCTTGTCAAACTTGTTCCTCATCGTCATCCATTATCAGTTCCTTCTTCTTCAAGGCTTCTTCGACCTCTTGCTTCATTCTGGCTGTGTTCTCAAGATCGGCTATCACCTGTCCGATAAACTTGTACTGTCCAACAAGCTCGTCTATCTGAATTTTCTTAGGAGTAGTAAATACGCGCTTTAACTTGTCGGATATCCTGACGTGTTCCTGTACTGTCATTATTCTATTTTCTAGGATCATCTGGGTTATCGAACTCTGAGCATCCTTGAGATAGTCTATAAAAAAAGAAAACCGCTTCGATTCAAGTAACTCGGAAGCGGCCTCTGCATTCTCAATGATTTGGTCGTAGTTTTCTTTTGTGATGAACGGCTTTTTAAAAACCCTTCGTTTGAAACTTCTCCTCACACTCTGATTGTACCATTTCACTAATTCTTGATGTCAAGTTAGATGCGAGTATAGAAGTCGTCGAATAGTAAGATCGCTGGGCGGCCGTCTACAAGTATAAAATCACTGTCTGTGCATAGTCCGTTATGAAGCGGTCTGGCACTTGTGGGGTTAATTGTTAATTGCATTGGCGACACTGCTGCTGTGAAGATTCCATCGTACCCTGCCGTTACAGAAGTCAATGAAATTGATAATCCAACTGGCTCGACACTAGCAGTTCTGACACTTTCCCATTCGCCTACGATTTCCGGTGTACCAAGTGACAACGATACTGGAGCGACTTCTGCTTCGTCTACTTCTACATAACTTGCCGTAATTTCGGGAAGATTTAGACTTATTATTATTGGTTCGATTCCCGCCACCGCACCCCCCGTGTAGGTTGCCGTTACACCTGGTATCGAAAGTGATACCGACAATGCACTTACACTAGCTGTTTCTACTTGGACATACGTAGCCGTTACATCGGGAATACTTGTTGTTACCGCTACGGGTGAAACACTAGCTGTGTTAATTTGCGAATACGTAGCTGTTGTAGAAACTACCGACAGTGAAACAACTAATGGTACGACACTGGCAGTCTGTTCATTTACGAATGTTGCTATTGGATCGTTGACACCAAGCGTTAGCTGAAGTGGTGATACAGAGGCTGTCTCTGCTTGTACGTAACTGGCTGTGGTCGAGACGGCCGATAGACTGACTGACAATGGCGACACACTTGCCGTCTCCGGTTGAACGTATGTTGCTGTCACTTCGGGCGGTGTCAAAGTTAGTGACACTGGACTCACCTCAGCTTCTGATCCCGCTTGGGAAGTAGCAGTAACCTCTGGCAAACTCATCGTAAGTGAAACAGGAGAAACTGAGGCATTTACCACTTCTTGATACGTCGCTGTAATCGCTACTGGCGATAGAGTAACCGCAACAGCACTGACAGATGCGGTTTCCTGTTGTACGTAAGTCGCCGCTACTGCCGGCAGACTTGCTGTAATCGCTACGGGGCTAATTGAAGCAGTCTCGGCTTGTACGTAGGTTGCTGTTACTGCCGGCAAAGACAACGAAGTTGTCACCGGACTTGCAGAGGCGTTCCAAACTCCCTGATAGGTGGCAGTTGGATCGACTGTGCTTAGTGCTAGAGATATGGGACTAACTGAAGCATTCCAGACACCTGCATAAGTGGCTGTCACTTCGATTGGACTCAAAGTCAATGAGACAGGACTTACCGAGGCGTTGTATGTCGCTATGTATGTGGCCGTAACTGAAGGTGGTGTCAATGTTACCGAAACAGGTGAAACACTAGCATTCCAAACACCAGCGTAGGTAGCTGTTACGCTTGGTAGCGACAACGTAGTTGTCACTGGTGCTACTTCTGCTTCTTCTTCCCCTGAAGTCTCCCCATCAGTCGAGTTTACATTGTCAAATACTATGACCTCTCCAGCGGCTTCTGTGTCTACGTTGATAAATAAAGCGAATTGAACAAGCGATAAATCAATATCACTCGCCTTAGAATACGCATTTGTCCAACTTGAACCATCTGCCGAGAAATCCCAATAGGTTGTACCCGAAGCCTCTCTGATCCTGAAATATTTATGATTGGTTGAGTTGTAAGCGACTGAGTAATAGGGAGTTCCTTCGTCAAGATCATCACGGCACTGAATTAGGTCGCCGTTTCCGACAACCTCCCACCAGACCATGAGTTCATCAGTATAGCTATAAAGCCACACTGGATTTATAACCACTGAATTGTACGACAAACTAGCGTCCACACTGACCAACTTTGCGTACACACTACTGCCAGTTAAATCAAGATATGCGTTTGAATAAATCCCTGAAGATTCAGACCCCGTCCCCGATGGTACAATCTGAATCTGGCCGCTTGTCTCGGTCAATATTTCAGCATCGTCATCCTCCATCCACTTTGCTGTATCTATCGAATTGTCGTTGAAATTGTCTGTTAGAGTTGAAGCTGCGACTGTTACATAAAATGATCGCGTGGTTGCCCAAGCTCCGTATGTATTAGAACCCGTTGGATCAATACCCCTTACACGCCAATAATAAAGTCTTGAAGCCAAGGTATCTCCAGCTTGTACTGTAAACTGGATATTCTCGCCCGAGTTGAATGGATCAGTGTCACCACCATTGTCGGGATTGGCAAAGCCTGAGTCAGTGCCAGAAACGGCATCAATTAGGGGCGTTCCCGTTGCCGCTTCCTTGAATGTTGCAACAATAAAGTAACCCGAAGCTGTTGCGCTAGATGTTATTGTTGCCTGTTGTGTTCCCGTAGCGGTCACGCGTTTGTCTTCCATCGCTACAGACTCGTATAAGTCGCTTCCGTCTTGGTATGACAAGTTTCCATACCCTCCGCCTGCCGTATATGTGCTGTTGGCATTTATGGCGATAACACCGACCACTAGCTCGTTTGCCTGACTGGTTGAAGCTGTAGTATCTGACGTATGAGAAGTACCAGAAGCCGTTGTCCCCTCTGCTTTAACGTCAAACGGATTTGCTGTTGTAAGCCCCGAATACTCGCGCATGACAATGGCGACATCGTGCCAATTTGCAGATAATTCAATGGTTATTTGGTGTGAAGCACCACCCGTCACGTTATAAGCACACCACAGTTCACCCGACGTGTCTCCCGCACCCGCTCCACCCGCCAATTTTGTATAGGTATTGCCCTTATTGTCTGTAACATCTGGAGTTCCCAACTGATCGCTGTTATAAGCAACCGCAACTAAAATCGTGTTTCCTGTAGTGGTACTACTATCAAAGGACAAGTTTGTTGAAGTTACATATCCACCACTATCTCCCGTTTTTGTTTGTACTATTGAATAAGCCATATTAGGTTTGAGAATCAAATGTATCTACCGTATCAATTTGGATTTGATATCTAATACTGTCTCCGTTCGGATCAGTTCCAGTGAAGTCAAATGTGGGAGTTGTGTCGGTTGTTGCCGAGACGTCTGTAGGCGTATTTAGTGCTACGGATGGTGACCGTTGAACCCTGACTATGTAGATAAACGATACATAGTCCCTCGCTGACGGATAAGTTGCTCCTGTTGCAGCGGAAATACTTTCGCTATCAGTTGCTGCTGCGTTTCTAGTCCATAAATCAACGCCCACGGCTCCCCTGTCAGTACTAGCTCTACTTGTCCACCCCGTTATTGTTCCGTCTGCATCATCTACATCTCCCACCATGAAACCAACAACTGTGCCACTACCGTCTGTCGAGCCTGCTGTTAAAGAAGGAAGATCGGGGGTTGCGTCTGTAGTTGTTGACTCAAAATAGTTGTCTGCTCCCACTGGGGTAGTGGCGTCAAATTCTCCGGCGGGCACTTTAATAACTACCGCAGACCATTGTTCGCTTGCTGATGGGGTAAAAGTAATTGTTCCTGCTGTCCAAGTTCCAGTACATATGTAATAGACGATTTTCCCTCTGACTGAAGTATTAGAGGAGACACGCACATCTTCTACAACAACAGCAGTTTCACTGTTTTTACCAGCAGGCGGAGTTAACCCCGTTGTCGAGGTGCTATCGTCCCAACCAATATTTACAATGATTAAATCACCAGCTACAGCCGCGGGTGTTGATACTGCCCACGAACCCGATGCTGTGTTGTTTCCACTTTCTGTATATGACCATGCCATATTTTAAATTTTACTGCTAACAAAAAAGAGCTTCAGGGCATCCCGATATGATCGGTTCACACCCAAAGCCCTTAATCTGCTTCAACTAGCGGTTATGCTATTTGAAGTATTCCTTCTGCGTCCCAAGGAATGTCAATCTGTGTTGCTGTACTTGGGATATCGGCCGTAAAGTCAATAAACGCTATTGGTAAATCGTTGGCGTTTGTGCCATCTACGTATTTATAGATCAATACACCCTGGATATCTCTTGATGCGTCTCCACCCAATCCTGAAAAGACTGTGTTGTCTGCATCAAACTCTGCTCGATTATTCGTATCGTCTACATTGACCGCTTCGGTTCCCAATTGAACGTCGACATAGCCGGTTGCGTCACAGGGATCGATAGTCGTGTAATCTGCTAGATCGGCGATTGCGTCTACTTCAGTATCGCAAGTAGTGTTCGTCATGCAAAGTCTTGCACGGATATCGTGCGTGTTCAGATCGATTGTTCCGTTTACTAAGTTTGCTTTTGCACTGTTTGGTATTGCTGATGCCATTAACTATCACCCCCTTTGATCATGTCTCTTAACAGTTTAGAGACTGAAGTGGTTTAGATAGCTATTACCGCGAAGGCTACACTGTAGCGGTCATACTGAAGGGTAAGTTTGTTGTTCCAAGCTCCTGCATAGGTATTGATCGTCGAATTGTTCGTATTCGTAGCAAATCTGAAGGTTTGATCTTCTTCTGTCGAGCCTTGAGTCATCTTTATGATGTACCAATTGGAATAGCGGTCTTCATAGCCCAAGTATTTGGTGCTATCAATCTCCCTCTGGTCATTCAGACGGTACTCGTCTGGAAACATCATGACACGTCTGTTAGGGTCCATCAAAGCCTGACCGCGTTCTCCCTGTTGATTTGAATAAGCGTACTTTCCCGAGGACAAAGCTACTTGCTCCATCGCACTATAGAACTCTTTTCCATCGGACAATCTGACTGGCACGTATCGCTTGGGGTCTTTACCAACCAAAGCCTCAAAGTTATCGACCGTCACATTCTTTACGGGATTCTGGATTCTAATCTCCGTAGGATATGCGGGAATATCTGGGAATGGAGGAACTTTCATCTCTGGGTACTTGGTGGGCAATTTGGATATAGCCTTTTCGATCGCTTGAAGCAACTTGGTAACTGCATTCAGGTTGTTCACTGAAATATCTTTCGGCTGGTTTTTAACTGTTACTTCCTTGACTGGCTCAGGTGCTTTAGGAAAGTTTTTAATATCCACCGATTCAGGCACTTCAATCGAACCGACTTCTTTTTTGACCTCTTTAAGTGCAGTAACTACGGCATTGATCGCACTAAGCATCGGCTTCTGGTCGATCTCAACACGTCCCTCTATCTTCTGTGTACCGGGGAGATTCTCTATTCTGATGGGGTTTGTTACAGAAACGTCGTAGTTATGGGCTTTTAAAGACTTAACTGACGCAACAGCTACACTCTCAATTGTCTTTTTTAGATAGTCCAGTACCTCTCGAATTGTCATACTCCATATTCTAAAGTTTCCTCGGGTATCGTTACCGCTTGCCCTTCAGTGGGATTACCGCCCATTTCTACGCCACTTGCCATACTAGCCATTAAATCTTCCTCGTTCGAGGGCAGCATCGGTGGTGGTTGAGGTGGTGGTGCTTGTAGGAAATTAGGGTTACTAGCCGATACCCACTTTCGTAGCTCGTTCATGTATTGGTTAAACAGATCGAGCATAGAGTCATCGTAGTCATTATCCATCAGGTGCTTTTGTACCAGCATGATAAGCATCTTATGGTCATCTTCGGGAGATACTTCTGGCACTATTCCTTTCAAAAGTGAATTGATGTGTTCTTCAGATACGAACTCAGTATCGACTATCACTTCTTCAGCCAGGTCTTGAGTATCTGGGTTAGCTTCCAATATAGCTTTATAAATCGGCCGTTTGTCGAGCTTCACTTGAGTTTCTTTATCGAGCGCACCTTTGATGTTAAGAAGTGTCGCCTGTCGCATTTCTGGTGTCTGCCTGAGCATGGATTTCTCTGATACCAAGACATCGAAGTTAGCACTGACTTCATCGGGAGAGACCTTCAGTAACTCGCTCTGCCTACTCTTACCTGTGATTCTTATGACTTGCTCCTCGGTAATATACTGTGCGTTCAGTTCAAGAAAGTGCTCTCCGATACGCCTTAGAGCCATCGCACCAAAGATTGAAACCAATAACTGCATATTGGTGTCGATGTTCTGATTGATTATTGAAGCACCCCTTGCTGTTGTGTTGATCTGGCCGGCTGCACCTGTAGCTACACCCGATGAGTAAAGCGAACTCATAGAACTTGCTCTCTCGAAAGTTCTTTGCAGTTCGTTCCTCATGTTGAGCATGGAAGGCGAAGGATCGGCCGTAGCGTATTCTCTTATCTGGTTGATGTCGCCTTTGACACGCACAATGCCATTTGGACGCTTCACAAACATCCAGTCTGGGGTTTGTTCATTTGCCGTTCCTCCTATGATAGTCATTGGATTCCCTGCGTTTCTGGATGTGGTCAAATATTGGTTCAACACCGAAGACATAGCCTCCTGTAGATCGGCTACAGGCTGTACTATTCCAAGCGAGAAGTATTCATCGTCTTCAGGAAATGGAGCCCAATCTATGTAGTTGTAGTGATTGTGAAGATACTCGCTTCCGTCGTCTGTGTTCACAATCGTATCTTTGCCGTCTTCAAGAATGTAGAAGCAATCACCGTCTTTGGTCTGCATTTTAATAAGCGACACGTATTGGCTTCGGATGAACCGATCATCCTTAGACAGACCGTCTTCTTGGATCAGATCAACCCCATAATCGACCTGTGTGGAGAATACCTTTTTGTCCTTGATGTATTTCAAAGCATCTTTTTTCCACACTTCGCGTTCCTGCATCTCGTTGTCATCTTCCATATCGCCGTAGGACATCGAGACTCGTTCAATAAGATAAGGCTGTTCATAGAGTTCTGGGATGTTGCGGTTTGGAATGAACATATCTTGGAAGCGGACGTTTTTAACCTCGGCACGATTGACAATATCGTGAAGCATCTTTTGTTTAGTGCCGTCTGGAGAGATAACTATCGACGGTTCATAGTGCCAACCAGTTGAAAGGTATGCCCTTCCGGCGAGCAACCCTCTGAAGAGATTTCGGTAAAGCACCATCGTCTTGCTGTTTTCTCCAAGCTCCCAATTAACCAACTCCTGATTGACTCGCCTTACGGCGTCGTCCATCTCCTCACGGCCTTCAAGATATATCTGCATTCCGTCTGGGTTCAGACGTGCCAAGGTGTTTCTAAGAAGTGGGAATATCTGGGGATCAACATACTGATATTCCCAAGGATAAGATTCATCTTGAGTCATTATCGAGCGATACATGGCGTGGAACTTCTCGACCTCATCGAATATCTCGACCTGATCGCTGTGGAGCTTTGTAAACCTGTTTCTTATTATGCTTGCTATTTTTGCATCGCCTGACTTTGCCATATAGATTTAGTATGCGGTGTAACACGCTTTAAGTCGTGTTGAGATTATAAAGTTGACCCACAAACTTCTTCATTCTTTTGACCATTCTGAAGTACCAAGATCGATGGACTTTGAATATATGCTTGTATAGGGCTTCGTGGGGTAGTCGATAGCCGTCGTTGCGGAGAATCTGTAAGAGGAATAAGACTCTGTATCTATCGTTGGGGAGGCTTTTAAGCATGGCAACCATCGCCTGTTCCAATTCAAACTCTTCCAGGGCATTCTCGTCTTTACCTATCATAGAATCTACAACCCCATCCTCAAATGTGGAGAAGTTGTAAGACCTCGGAATGAACTTGATTGGCTTGTATCTAGGCATGATACCAACGAACTATTTTGTTGTACGTGTCCCTTCTAATATCCAACGACACACGGTTTCTTGAGTCCTGCCTTTGTCGGTACTTCATGTAGGTATTCGCTTTTTTAAAAGTAAATCCCTTCTTTAGTGCTGCAAGGAAAAACTTGTAATCCTCAAAAACAGGCAACTTGGGGTCAAAGCCGCCTATCTTGTCGAATACCTCGCGCTTCATTAGGCTGGTCACAACGATTCTGTTGTGTCTTAGCATCAGTCTCTCGGTGATTCTTTTTGGTGATCTGTGTAAGACATTCTCTTTAGGCTTACTGCTCCAGTAGCTCCACAATAAAGTATCTGGATAAGCAATATCTGCATCGGTGTTTTCCATCTCCTCTAAAAATGTTTCTGGTATGGTGTCGTCTCCATCGAGAAACAGTATATGACTCCCACTAGATACCAACGCTGCTTGTTTTCGGGAATATGCAACCCCTTTGTTTACACTACGGGCAATAGTTGTTACGTCGTGGAAAATATAGGGTCTTACATATCCATCCAACACAAGAACTATCTCGTCTGGCTGTCTGGTCTGAGCTTTTACTGATTGCACACACTCCTCAAGGTATTTTTCAACCGCAGGATGTGACGTAATCAGTACACTTATTTTCTTTCCCATTTGCTTTCAAAGTAGAGTCTGTCGCTTTCGATTCTTGTATTTAGATTCTCTTGATCCAGTCGGCCGTAAGAGCTTGATCCGAAGTGATAGACCCACAGTCCATTCAGCCTGACAACCGATCCATCTGCTTCTAAAATCCTTCGTTCATAATCAGTATCTCCAAACCAAACGTCATACTTCTCATCGAATAGACCTACCTTATCGATAGTCTTTCTGGGGAGTAAGAAGCAAAAACCAGTAAGCCAATCGGTCATATCGGCTCCCGACACTTCAGACAACCAAGTGAAGCCCCCCTCAACGTGATCGCTTTTAAAATGTCTTGGCGGTGTCTCTGGCACGAGAGCACTTGCGGGAACAAGGCGTGTAGCTTTGTCCAGTATCTCTATCGTGTCCAGTGGCAGTAGAAGATCGTCGTTAATGATTAGGCAATCAGACAATCCGGCAAGTTCTATTCCCTTGTTCCAAGCTTGGTAGATGTTGCCTTTATGTATCTCGACCACGATCTTTACCTCTGGTAAGCGGTATCGTCTGGCGAGTGCCAATCCACGTTTGTCTTTAGAGGAGTCGAGTATGATGATTTGATCAGGTAGGAGTGTCTGCTGTTGAAGCATGAGAAGCGTAGCGGCTAAACCATCTTCGTTATTAAAAAAGGGTACGACTGCGCTTATCATCTTTTAAAAACAATTATGTTATCTATCCAGTTGGTATGTGATGGTGAGTTCTCTAAACTGTCGTAAATCACGGCGGTATTATCGTAGTGGGGCGTGAAACTGTGTTTCTGGAACTTGTCAAACCACCATTGCCTAGGCATGAGCGTGTGGTGATGTTCCCCCGGTTGACCTGGCTTAGCCATAGACACAATTAAAACATCACTGGCGTTACAGATATTCGCCACCGCTTGATCGCTGTACTTCTCTTTGATGTGTTCCAGTACCTCAAGACATACCGCTACATCGTACTTACGATCCAAAGTAATAGGAGTGCGCAAGTCTGCAACCTCTATCTTGTCGGGAATAACGCAAACTGAAGAATCGAGAGCGTTCTTTGACAACTCCAGTCCCTTAACCTCTATTCCTTTGTCGGCGTATGGCTTAAGATATATCCCCGTGGCACAACCAAGATCAATAACAGATTGAGGATGATACAAACCGATAACCGTATCGGCTAGCACCTGCGCTTGAACTTCCTCGACTGCGTTCAACTTCCCAAAATAATCTACTGAATAAAAATCTTCCTCCATTTATGTATTGGTAAATTCTCTAACGATCCTGACAACCGATTCATTATACACCCTGCTTAATTCCACCATGTCGGTGTAGTTGTCGGCCGCAAGACTTCGTGCAACCTTATCCGTATCTCTGAATATGCAGATAAGATAAATATCAAGTTCGGGATCTATCTCTTTAAGTAGGCGTATCCACAGATGACCCGTTATTGAGTTCCTTGGATCTTTCCAACCCCATTTGTCCTTGCCATAGTTGGCGTACAGGATTGATCTGGCGTGCTCCTTGTTGGCATTAAAAGCGCGTTCTATGTCCTCCATTGGCGGGATGTTCTTCCAGTCCCCTCCTGCTTCAGATAATACTTTTTCATTGAATCTCAAAAACAATTCATTTTCATAGACTGGAGGATCGGTTATTAGTGTATTCCCCATATCGACACCTTGATCTACAAGTGCCTTAGATAAAAAAGATGTCCCCGAACTGTTACGTCCTAGAACGATATATACCTTCTTTCTCCCGTCGTTTATCTTCAGCATTCAAGTAAGTTCTTGTGATTGCCGTTTGCGTGGACAATCGAGTACGGTTCACCTTCCCGATTCACAAATAGTCCGTCTTTCTTTAGCACATTACCCTTAGACCAATTATCAAACAGACACGTCATAAGTGATGGATGGTATGCCACTTCGTCTTTCCACTCTAATAGGAATAAGTTGTATAGAGCTTGATCACAGTTGTGTGCATACCTGCCGGCAGAGTTTACGTTTCGTAGATAGTTAAGGAACGTCAAAAACATATATCCTCGCATCGCCACTACACCCATGTTATGAACTGGCTCATCCAATAGTGGCCTAAATTCGGGATATTCTTCAATCATCCCTGTCCACCACGAATGTTCCTTGTGTAGTATCCCTTCGCTCACGGCAATGATCGGTTTATCGACTGATTTTAAATTCGGGATTGGTGCTTGAAAACGAACGTCTGCTGTGTCCGTGAAGATATACCAACCATTTTCCATTGTTGTTAGTTTGTCCAGAAGATCGGTAAACCTTTGAAGATGTCCTGAGTAGGATCTGTGCGTTTCTATTCGAATAAGGTTTGTCAGTGAATCCACCTCAGAGACTTCAAGAGGCGGGTCATACTCAACCGATATCCAATTCACACTGTCTTTTAAATTCTTTAGTGATGCCACATATCCCTCAACTCCTGGACTCATCGAGGCGCTGCTAACTAGATATGGTTTAGTATTCGTGTTGGCTACCATGTTCGATCATGTCTAACATCGCCAAATGGCGGTGTATTAGACAATGTTTTTGTTTGACCCAATTTTGATTATCTAATGCGTTCTTGGTTGTTGATGGATCATCGGCGAGTATCCTGTCAGTAAGTTCGATCATCTCGTCTATGTTTTTAAATACATGAACTCGGTGCTCCAACCCTTTAACTTTATGCAAGTCAGTAACGCTGTCTGTTACCAGTTCCGTACCCGCGCCCAACACTTCCCACACACGGAAGTTAAGATCATCATCTAGGGAATAGTTAAAGGAAATTTTTGAGCTTCTGATTATGGCGTTTGCTCTGTCGTAATCAGTAACACACAAGAAGTCGCCTCCATACCTCTCGGCAAGTGCAGAGAGATAAAGCGTTCTTGTTGGGTGCGATTTACCGAATCTACCCACAAAGCTAACTGGACACTTAACAGGGCCATAGTTAGGTCTAATGGTGCTTACTTTAGTTGGATAGCAAAGCGGTAGCCAATAAACCCTGTCGTGCTCGACCGCTTTCTTGATCGGCTCCACAAACTTACTGATAGCCAAGAAGATGTAATCAAACTGTTTTGCGTACTGGCTATGCCTCTCCCACGAACAATGCGTATCTATTAGCCAAGCTGCCTTCTTCACGTTTGGAAACTCATTAAGTATGTCAGTGTAGATCGCCTTGCCATCGTTGAACTCCCTCTCTATGATAAGTTCGGGTTTGAACTCCCTGATCCAAGCTAATACTGTTCCTAATCCCTCCTTCTCTATTTCGTTACAATCCGTATACATTACCTGATGCTGGATTCTCTTACCCGTGGGTAGAGTAAAATCTTCGAGGTCAACCCCTCTTTCGTATGTCAGCATCAGTATTCTCATGATTGTGACCAAGACGGCATTTCATTAGCCCATTCCGGTTCTTGATAATTGAAACTCCCAGTACTCGGCAATTGCGTCATCTGATGGATCTGCCAAGCAATAGAACAAGCCATTACTGCATCATCCCTTTGGTTACTCGCCGCTTCTGGCTTACCCCTCTTATTAACAACAAATGTCTTGTGTTGGTTAAGTGTCGGCTCGTCATAGATCGTTACAAGCCGGCCGTCAAAAGCAACCTTCCAGTCCCCAAGCATTGTAGGTCGCGTTGCTACGTTGGTATCCCAACCCAATTTATCGGTTGTCCGTTCAGTCTCTGTTCTGGCAGTCCCCGTTGTGACCATCTTGAATATATCATATTTGCTTTCACGATTTAACACGTCGAGTCTCTGCATCTCTGAAGCCCCTCCATTGTTACGCTCAAATGCAACTAAGGGTCTGACTCCAGTAACGTCAAAGATCCGATTTAATACGGGGTAAATGGCAGTAGTCATCTCGGCTGCTACACCCTTCATTTGATACACGAGAGGAAAATCTAACTTTGTCTTACTAAAGAATTGAGCGAAGTTGTCATCTAGTCCACCTTGCGAACAGTCGGCAGCAATGATGATAAATTCACCCTTTTCTATCGGTCTAAATTGTCTAAACATATATTGGTTTGTCTGTAATTGGTTTCTTGATATTGCCTATGTGCCACATCTTAATTACTTCCGCATTGAAGTACATATCTCCACCCATCAAGAATGCTTCAGTGTCATCCATTGGATATTCGCGCCTGATCTTTGCCTCATTCTTAGAGTTAAGTACCTTCTTGAAGTGCCAGTAGCATTGATCTCTTGAAGCCTTGTTATCATCCATCAGCTTCTTGTAGTCGGGCGTGGGCCTCCAGTCGTCGGGAGGAGTAAGTGAATATTCTTTGTGAATCCACCATGACAAGAACCTGCTTTTAAATTCTCCTTCTCCTGCTTTCCCGCGTTCATATTCTGAAGCGAAGAAGTCTCCAGCGATGTTTCCCGTAGACTCTCTGAATATCTTACCGATCCCATCAGCAACCTGCTGTTCGGCTGCTGTTACCAAGTCCTCAGCACTTAATATTTCCGTGTTGGGATAGAAGGCTACCTCGGACCAGTGAAGATTCTGCTTAGTTCCACCTCGGCCGGATACTTTGGCGTTACCAGTCTGGACGTTTATGACTGCTCCACGTCTGCCCACGATCTGGAGTCCTGTATCGGTCTCAAGGAATAGTTTTCGGTTGATATGTTGTTTTTCAAGGTAGGAATCAAGAAAGAAGTCAACGCGTTTAAATAGCACCTTGGTTTCCTTCTCCTTGTGCGACACGATATCAGCATCAACTAATGGGGTCTTGCCGTGTTCCGCGAATATGAAGTCAACCGTAAAGATAGCGTCGATTAGAGAAGAAAATCCAGGCTGTCTAAACTTGAGGATGTTTTCGCGTACGCCTTGTAAATCGGGGTAATCGGCTAAGAGGAGATTGTAGTAGTAATTCTGTGTGTCATTGAGTTTAAAGGGGACAATTTCACCCTTCTTGTTGATGATAAGAAAGTTGTCCTCGATGAACTCTTTGTATGCGATCATTTCATGTATTTATCTAGACTGACATTAACTTGTGTCATGTTTCCCAATTGTTGTTTTTGCTGTAAATTGCCTGTACGCTCCATCATGTCGTGCCAGTAATCGAAGTTTCGTTCAGCCTGTTTCATGCCTATTGCGTCGAGCTTCCATCTGTTAAGAGTAAGGTATTTCTGCCATTGCGAATCCCACCACTCAACAAATTTCGGATCTTTCACCCACAGATACCAAGTACCTCGGTTAATTTCGGATGCTTCAGCTACATCTGTGATCGAAGCCGTGTAACCAAGGTCAATAGCGGTATCAAGCCATTTGAGCATTAGGGGGGTAGGTTCAAATACTTCCTCTATTTCTGTTGATTTTTGTTCATTAGGTTCTGACATGGACAGATACTTCCACAACTGCTTGCTGGGGAAGTTTTAGTATTTCCGAAATCTTCTCTTGTTCGTATTCGCCGGTCTCGAAGGTGACGGTATATGAGCCGTCGATGCGGGGGCCAGAAATCCTAATCTTGTCTGCTGTAAACACTATTGGTTTCTGATCTTTCATTGGATAAAAGCTTTGCAAGTCTACCATTTCTCCTTGGTCAATTTCAACTTCTCGGCTAGGATCGGATTTTAAAATCCAGTCGGGAGGTTTCGGTGCAGTCGAGTGAATTTAACCCAATCAACCATCTGTTCAAGTCTTCAGTTCTTCAAGTGGTTGTAGACGAAGCGATTGACTTTTTCCTTAGTACACCAGTTTACAACCTACCCCCAGGCTTCTCGTTTCAAGGCGAGGGTGTCTATGCAATTTACTTTGTGGGGCAAGATGGGATATATCAACGTCTGGGCACACTGAATCGACCCAGTGTGCAGATCCCGATCTATGTTGGACAAGCAAGTTCAAAGGGAGTGCGTCAAGGGAGGGTAGAAGAGACTACTAGCACGAGGGTTCATGGTCGCCTGAGAGAGCACTCCAGAAGTATAGGGAGTGCAAACAACTTGTCTCTTGATGATTTTAGATGTCGTTTTGTTTTGATGCTTGGCAAGGAGACGGGGTTAATCCGTACGGTAGAATCAGCTCTAATTGCAAAGTTTAGGCCACTATGGAACACCTACGTAGATGGCTTCGGTATTCATGATCCAGGTAAAGGTCGAGCCAGACAACTTCAATCGGAATGGGATTCTATTCACCCAGGGCGTTCGTTCGTATCTAAAATGGAAAGCTCTCCACGCACTGTTGAACCAATATTAGATAAGATTGACAGTTATTTCACTTTGCTTGATTCTAAGACTTCCTGATTTCCACCACTGCTTCATAGAGTTGTTTCGATGTGTCTGCCTTACCAACTCTGATATCTGACTGGATTATACTGTTTCCAACTCTAGTTGTTCGGGGAATGTGTATCTCGACCAGCTCTAATCCCGTTAATTTCGCGATTTGCCCTAGATAAAGGTCTGTCGGAATAAACACACCCTGTAAGATGCTTGGTCCAACCACAACTAAAGCGGTGGCTCCTGATTTCAAAGAGTATTCCATTCCCTGTGCAAACCTGAAACAGTCATTGAAATAGACGGTGGCATAGTTAGCCCAGCCCCCGCCTCCGTAAATGCCCTTTTCCTTATTTAGTTCTCGCAGCGTGGCAAGTCTTTCTTCAAGGTCTGAATCGGGCAATGTAAAATCCAAAGGTATTTCGGGTTTTTCTCTGACCGTCTGCCAGAAGGTGCCGAAGTTCCTTTCTTCCAAGGGTACAAAGTCTTTAGGTTTTTCAGCGAGACCAAGCCAATACAAGTGCGGTCTGGTGTTTCTATTGTAGTGATAGTTGTTCACATAGGGAGGTGAAGTTATTAGAACATCAACCGATTCTCTTTCTAAAAAATTTGCGTACTCAAAGAAAGATTGATTAAACACCTTGGATTCGACACTGATATCGGGAATTGTGTTTCTAAACCAATAAATATCGTCAAGCATTGTGTTTAGTTTACGTTCCATCTCGCCGGCAACATCGTGGTCTAATACATCCGCCCTACCTGCACTGACACGCCTACCTAAACTAGGCTCATAGGAATAATTAGAGTAAGTCACCATTGTCGAAGCAAAAGCAATACGGAATAAATCCCGTATTTCCTGATCATCAATGGTTATGATGAAATCCTGAACGAACAGAACTTTGCGTAAGACTTCAGGACTATAGAACGGGGATCGTGTAGAAAATCCCTTTGGAGGTTCGGAGACAGGTTCACGACCAGAAAAACCTGCGTCAAACATAAACGCAATAAAAGCTTCGATTGTCTTTTTAAAAAGGTTTACGTCTACCTTGTAAGCATTGAGTTTTGTTTGTGACACCAATGAAGCGTAGGGATTGATTTCATAACCAACCGCGTTATGTCCCGAAAGAACAGCCTCAACTAAAGTCGTACCCACTCCCGCAAATGGATCTAGTACAGTGCTTCGGCTGTGATGCAAATATGTCTTGAGCGCGCCTTGCACGAAATCTCTGGAGAACCCCGCTATCCAAGGGACCCACCTGTGTACGGGAGACGTTTTGTTAGTTGCAAATGCAGGATCGCTAAATGAAGTGCCGTTTCCGTTTTTAGTGGTCAATACCCAACTCCCTACCGAAGATTGTGAAGTTATACCACACTGAGGTAAATCCGCATATCTGTTCTACTTCCTTACCAACAGCTCCCCGCACGGTACGTGCATCAAAAATGGCTCGTCTTGTCTACCATAACGGACCTTCAAGCCGCAGGAGGGACATTCGTACTTTGTTAGTGTTGATCTGCCCTTCTTCTCTGGGGTGTCTGGTTGAGAGAAGAACCAATTTTGTTTGCCTGTGTCGATCCCTTCCATGTCTGGGCGTGCTATTCCCCACTCCCTCATCAGAATTGCGAAAGGTTTATCCTCGTCGGCGGGTGCTGTGTGTACTCCCCTTGCATCACAATGAATCCCCAAATTCGCCATAAGTGCCCTAAATTCGGGCTTATGAGTAACCTTATCGCCTGGTCGGTACGGATCTTTCCCCAACACTTGGTGATATTCATGCCCAACCTCGTGGGTTATGGTTTCGTAGAGTGACCATTCACCCCAAACCCATTTTCCATCCTTGATATGTTCTTCGTTTAAAGTCAGCTTGTGATCAAGACCGTAGCCATCTGGGACAAGTCGGTAAGAAGCCAAGACCTTCCAGTTGCGCTCGTCTTCAACAGATACTATTGGTGCGGGCAATCTTCCTTCAAATGAAGGAGTGTGGATCACTGGGAACAACCTCTGGCAAATAATATCAGTACGTCTGTAAACATCCATGACCAGATCGCGGTGTTCAAATTTTAAATTCTTCTCCAATGCTGACCGTATCGCCTCATGAGCGTTGTAATCGTCAACACCTGGACGCTTTATATCTCTGACTGACCCGCTAATCAATATTCCTTCCTTCATATGGGATTCAAACTTGCATATTCTCCAAAATATTTGAGTGCTGCACGGTTGTACGCTTTGGCGGCTTCCTTACGAGTGGAATACATACCCAAGTGGATTTGTTTCCTGTTAACCTTGATAAACGCTGAAAAGTTCTTCCCCGTCTTTCCTGCCCTAACTCCCTTGTATCCAGTGGTGTTGCTCACCGGAAGTCTGGCGTTCCTACAATTCTGTTTGATCGTGCAAAACCTTAGATTTGATCTGCGATTGTCTAACGTATCCTGATTAACGTGGTCTACGATTTCACCCTTCTTCGCTTCCAATAGCCATCTGTGAAGCCAAACCCTCTTATGCTTCCCCGTGATCTTAATATCTCGTGCTGCATAATCCGCAAAGTCACAAAACCATTTGTATTGATTAACCCTCTCAAAGTCGGCCGCGTCTATCAGGGCGTATTTGCCTCTTGTGAGTCGTATCTTTTTAGTCTTTGTCTGCTCCATATAGTGCTTTTATAAATCGCTCCCTGTCTGCTTCATCATCCAAGCATGTACCATCCATCTTCTCCACAATCTGGGGAATGCCTCGGACCAAGAGTTTTGCTACATCACTTAGGGCGTGGTTGTAACCCATGATTAGCATGACCTGTTCTTGTCGAGCATGAGGATCGGGTATCTGATGAAGATTGCAGTAATCGACTCTGAGGTCTCTAACTTGATCCAATATTGGTTTTTCGCTTTCGGGGGGATCGATAGTAAGAATCTTGACCCTAAAAGGACATCGTTCGCAAAGAACCTCGCTCTCGTTGTCGGGGGCGTGGTACTCACGAGCCATGTCCCAAAAGATGCTCATTTTTTAATATTTATCTTCCAATCAATATGTATATCCTTATCATACTCTGCTCCTGTTTCGGCTAACTCGCGGATCTTCTCGCCCAGCTCATCGTTGGACAGATTGTCAATCGGTATTCCTTGGAGGCTGTGCTCATCGTGCTGGATATAGAGCCAGTTTTTGGTTAAAAAGTATTTCATAGTTCTTTGGGCAAATCTTCAATGCCATAAGCAACCACCGCGTACCCTCCGCGTTTTCTGACATCTTCAAGAAACATATCCTGAAACATACTGGTCTTGTTTGAACCGTACTTGCACTCAACCGCAATGAATCGGCCGTCCTTAGCAACACCTATGATGTCGCTTGTGCCTTTGGGAGCCAAGCGGATCATGTATCTCTTACCCTTCGTCGATGTCTTCTCTGACATACCAGCGTTCACCCGCCATACGAGATGACCCTTACCGATGAGGTAATGGATAATCGAGTTGACGACTTCTTTTTCGCTTTTGTATGTCAGTTTCATTGCTGTTTGTTTTTAGCGTCTAATCTCCTCTGGGCCATCCTCAGCCTGTTGTGTTCCCTACTGCACTTCGTACTGCAATATTTTATCATCCTGCTGTTGAAGGGGATTTTCTTGCCACACACAGGACAGATAGGGGTTTTCTTGGTCATGTATTTCCAGAAATTTACTTTTGTCATTTTACTTACCAAAGTTTACACCCTTGACCAACATCTTCTTCCCAACCCAATGTTTGCGAAAATTATCAATCATTGCGTCCCTGTAACCTTCTCCTGGAGACTTGCTCAAATAACATATTGTCATGTGTGGTTTGTAGCCCGTAAACGTGTTTATGTGGGGTAGAAACTCAAGGCGGCGATGTCCCTCTGTCAATACATCATCAACTTTAATGTGTGCCACGATGCACCAATATGGCTCATCTGGATATGGACTGTCGAAATATCCAACATCTGAAATCTCAACTCGTCTGCAATTCCAACCATTAAGTACTCGGCTAACATGGCTTTTTAATGCTCGACCAGATGATAACAAACCGTACAACAGAGTAACGTGAGGACTCTTATCAGCAACCCAGCCGTCGATCCAAAATCTTTTCTTGTTCTTTGCATAATAGAGCATGGCCCCCGCACCTTCCGCTTCAATACTCCACATACTCCCCAGGGGTTCGATGTCCAACATAATGCAACCCAAATTGTCCAAATCAATCCCAAGCCACTTGTATACGGTTTTGAATTGATGTGAACTAAGTTGTTTCATTCTATTTCAAATATTTTCTTTGCCTCCTCCACAATGTTTAGCTTTTCTTCTTCTGTAAGACTGATGGTCATGCCCCCAAGTTGGGATAGTGGGGTCAAAGACGATTTCTCTGATCCTTCGACATATTCAATCACTGCCGTTAGGAACTTGGATTTAATAATCGGCCAACTCGCCATTGCCTGACTTGGTTTGTAGTCCATCAGTTTTTGAGCTGACTTTAAAATGTATTCAGATTGATTCATAGCCACATTGCAATCATTGCTCCAATAATAACACCCCAAAATAGCGCAAATCCCAGCTTAACTATCCAGCCCACCGCCTCGAATGTCTTTTGATTGTGTTCTTCAAGGTTCATATCAGCGTTGTTTGTCCTCGCTCCTGTAACACAAATAGACCAGGCTTCTTGTTTACGATCTTGTAACCCTTACGTCTTAGCCCGAAAACACGGGCATTATATTGTAAAATATTTAGGTCTTTAATTATCTCCCATGCATACACACCATAACTTCCTCGTAGTCGCAACATCTCCAACAACTTCTGTTCCTGTGTTGGTCTATCTTGATATTTCATAGAAATGTCTCGTACCAGCCGTTAGTAAAAACGCTCCAGGGTCTGAAGCCTGAAGCGTCAAAAATTCGTTTTGCCATGTCGATATTGTTGTATGGGTCTTTAAGCCATTCAACTTTCTCATCCATTGTTTCGCCTGGTACTTTGGAGGCATGCACCCATTTTCCGTTACAGTGATCTTTAGCTAGATTGATCTGAAATAACCCAATTGAGCATTCGACTGGTGATTTGTTTTCTCTGTCGTTTTCAAACCCACTCTCAGCCTTAGCCACCGCAACTGCTACCCCTGCGTCATCTCCGAATACCTCATGAATGTAGGCTTCGACAGGATCGCTTGGTGTTGGTGTCACTTCGGGTTCTTTGGCTTCCACTTCTACAACTATTGGATTTGGATTCTCAAGGGATATTGTGTGTGTGGTGTTTAGAAAATACTTTCCGTAGACAGGGAACTGCACGAGCATGATAATAACTGTGACTATTTTGGTGATGTCTTTACCGAAATTCATAGATTCATTTTTTTTAGCTTTAATTTATCAACCAATCGCCATCCTCAAGTCCCCACATACGATTAGAGACTTGAGAACAATGTTGCAACATAAGGAAGTTTGTCACCTCGAACAGTCCGCTTAGGTCTTCCTCGCGAGTTGTCCATTCCACAGAGCCACATATAAGGTGGTTGCACTGTTCATGCCGATTGATTGATAAGTTAATGTGCTTTTGAGCTTTCTGCATCCCCACCCCGCTTTTTTCATGCCGAGTGGGATTGCACAAAGATCAGAATGGAATGTCCTCATCTTTTGGATCATTCACTTTGTCCACTGCTTCGTTGTCTTTTTCGCTCCATCCGCTAACTTTCTCGAATGGGTCTTTACCTTCAAACAAGGCTTCAAGTTTTAGGCTGTCTTTAACCTCTTCCCAAGCGTTTGTTATTTCATCTTCCAGTTTCTTCGCGGGCTTTGGTTGTACACTGTAAGTAGTGTTTAAGTCCTCGCCCTCGCGTTGCACCACGATGTCGTAATTCTTGGGATCGCCCCAGTCCTCATCATCAGTCAATGACTTCAGAGATTTCATGATTCCTTTTTGAGTTACCTCAAGAATCTGAATCTTTTTGTCTCCGTAGTTCCAAACGATAAAAGCCCAAAAGTGTTTAATCTTTTCTGGTTCGTCGAGCTTTGAAATGTCATAAGTCTCGCCGTCTTTCCACCTGATAGGCTTTCGACCGCCCTCAACTTCGTTCCATGCTTCCCAGCCTACTATTGCACTGGATAGGATTCTGAAACGGTTCTCTCCCTGTTTGAATTTCATATATCCAGTTGTTGCGTCTGGTACTTGGTATCCTTCTGGTAAAAATGTCAAAATGGTTCACCCCCTTCATAATCGTTAGGCTCTCTCTCAGCCCATTCAATCAATTCATCGTCTGTCATGTCTGGAACATCTACACATTTGATGGCGTTGTTGTAGATTGCTACTGCTCTTTCTAGCCTTCTGGCTCTGTCTATCTTCCAGTCGGTCAATTGGTCTTCGTATGCTCTTTCGTCGCTGTAGTCGTTCATTTGTTCCTTTCTATCTGCCTTTCGAGCATGTCAATCTGACCATCTTCGTAACCAGTGCTATAAAGTCTGTCGAGCCAGGCTTCTAGGTCTTTAGATTGTTCAGTGGTCGTGGTGATGTTGATGAGCCGTATATATTCCATCGCTTGCTTGACTGCTTTTTTGGCTCTTGTTGCTTTTGTCATGATTTATATTGACATAATGTTTACGTATTGTCAATAAGCAAATGTTATAACAAACTAGATCAAACTAGACCAATTTCGTCGGGGTATTTTTTCTCCACCTGTTTTTTGATAACAAATGCACGAGGGTAGGAAATCTTGTATTCGACCAGCAAATCATTTAGAGACTCGCCGTCAATCTTCCACCTCTTATAGAACTCGAGGTTTCTGTCTTTCTTTTCTTGAAGGGGTCCCACCATGACGTATAATACACCTACGGCAAGGCGTATTGTCAAGGTGTAGTTAATGCAGTCAAGACGCGAAAAAGGTGAAGGGTCATTATACTGGTCAAAGGAACGTAAAGTATGGGTTTCACAAATCACCCTGCCTAACGGTAAAAGACGTTCGAAATCCAGTCAATCCAAAAAGGAAGCTATCGATTGGTTATCGGAGGAAAGAAGTAAAATTGCCAAAGGCGTACTTCTTTCTGACGATAAGATAAAAATTGCTGACTTTTTGGATTGGTACATGAGAGAGGTTGCCTCGCACACACTGCGTCCCACAACCCTACAAGCCAACTCATCTCTCATACGAAATCACATCATTCCCGAGCTGGGTAATATCCGAGTAAGCAATCTTCAGCCGGCACAAGTCCAGTCGTTTTATTCCAAGAAGTTAAACGAGGGTCTTTCAAAGCGAACAGTCCAGTACCTTCATGCCATATTGCATAAGTGTCTGGATCAGGCTCTTAGATGGGGATTAGTTACGCGAAATGTCTGCGATCTTGTAGACCCTCCTAGAGTGGAGCGTAGATCACACACAGTCTGGACTATTACCGAGGTGAAGCAGTTTTTAAAGGCTGTCGAGAATCACAGGTGGTATCCGATCTATGTCCTTGCTATCTACACTGGAATGCGAAAAGGTGAAATCCTAGGTACACACAGAAACGATGTCGATCTGGCTCGCGGTGTGGTCAATGTCCGCCACCAGATAACTCAGGTGCAAGGTGTGGGATCTGTCATCTCTGAGCCGAAGACTGAAAGATCACGTAGACAGATCACACTTCCAGTGTTTGCGGTCACGGTCTTACGGAGACACATTGAATCGTTGGAAGGTAATCAATCCCTCTTATTCACCACTTCTACCGGTAAACCCATAAGCTCCAGAAATGTTGTGCGACATTTTAAAAGTGTGATAGAGTCCCAAAAGTTACCCGATATTCGTTTCCACGATCTTCGTCATACCCATGCTACACTTCTGCTCTCCGCAGGAACACATCCAAAGGTCGTGCAGGAACGATTAGGACATTCACAAATTAGCTTGACCCTGGATACGTATTCGAGCGTTATTCCATCCATGCAGAGAGACGTAGCGGATCAGTTTGAGGCTCTCTTAAGTGAATAGTGTTTGCGTATTGTTTGCGTATTAAAGTCTTTCTGGGGGATTAAAGGGGCATAAATTGCCCATAAATAAGGTTAAATTTCATTAAATTGGGGTTTGCCTATTAGCTCTTAATCAATTGGTTGTAGGTTCAAATCCTACCAGGGTCATGACAAACCAAGCGGCCGGATTGGTTGACTCACTTCTGTATTTGGTTTGTAAGATGCGTCGATTAGGTCGGGGTAGTTTCTTGC